AAGTCACTGTAAGACTGACCTTTACCATATTCAGAACCGATAACTAATAAAGTTGCAGTACCGTCAGATAAAGTAGATAAAGCAGCTGTAGCATAAGGCTCAACTGAAACAACGTTAGATTCAGGAGTTTCAACAACTAAAGCTTTAACTACAACTCCAGCTTGAGCTATTAATACCATATCGTTAACTCTAATACCGTGATTACTTGAAGCAACGTCTGTGTTACCATCAATGTCAGATACAACAGTAAAAGTACCGTTAACATCTCCATCAGCATCAACAGTACCGATGTACGATAAATGTAAACGTGATTGTTCAGACCATATAACTTGATCAGCCGTCATAGCCTCTTCAGCACCTACTTGAGATAAGAAACCTGAAATAGTTCTTTGACCGAACACTTCAGCTTCTTTTTCCATTAGGTCTGGTAAATATTGTTGAGCCCAACCTGCTGTGTCAGTGCTCGTAAAATCAATGTAGTTGCTAGCTAAAGTTTGCTGCACTGAAGCAGGAACTTTATTTAACAAACTACCACCTGTAATTGCCATAATTTTTTAATTTAAAGATTAATTCTTTTTTCTAATTTTAAATTTGAAATCATTTGCACTATCACCTAACGCTCTTACTTTCATGCCACCAGCTGTGACTTCACCATGAGACGACCTCGCCGAGGTGTTAACATTTTTAGCTTCAGCTACACTTTGTTTTATAGCATCAGCTTTACCTTGTTCGTAAAAGTGTTTGGCAATGGCATCTGGATTCATTGCCGCAAACAAAGACTTGTGATAACCCGCTGCATCTTGAATACTATTATCTTCACCAACAAACTTGTTGACAAAATTATTCAAATCGCTTTGAGTGTTCTTTACTTCGTTTGCATTTTTAACATTGTACCTATACTTTTTATCTCCAACATTAAAGTCAAAACCTTTGAATTTATCGCTAAAGACAGCATCTGTTCTCTGTCTAAATTTCTTTGTAATATTTTCTGTAGCCTCTTGTTGAGCTTTAGAATCTTTATTGTATCTATTAAAGAAGTCTACTGCTTTCTGTTGTTCTTCAGTAAGCTTACTACCAGATTTTATTTCTTCGTAGTATTTAGTTTTTTGTCCTTCTAAATAGTCTTTAGCTTTAGCAACTTCTTCTTTTAAAGCTATTTTTTTTCTTTTAACCTCTCTTTCTTCATCTACATCTTCATCGTAACCAAAAGACTCTTCTAATAAAAAGCTTCTTTCTTCTGGTGATAAGTGAGGTTTTGTTTTTCTGTAATACTCATCTAAAGCGTCACTTGAATCTAGATTTGTAAGATCAGTATTTAACCTAACGTAATCTTCTAGATCACCACCAGTATCTTCCATAAAGTCTATCAACTTCTGAATATTCTCTGGTAGAGGTTTACCTGTAGCTTCTGCTTCAGCTATTGCTTCTTCAACTTGCTCTTCAACTTGCTGTACCTCTTGTTCAGTTACTTCTTCTAGTACTGGTACTTCTGTTTCTTGTACTTCTGCTTCCGGCTGTACTTCTTCTTGTTCTTCTGTGGATCCGGCGTTTTCATCGCTTCCCACCACTCCTGTTGTGTCAGCTTCTGTTTCTGTAGTTTCATTAGTTTCTTCGGTTACTGGTGGTTTACTTAAATCTACTTTTATAACGCTATCATCTCCAGCGCTTTCAAACTTAGATTCATCAATAGTGTTTTCTACTGGTTGATCTACAGTTTCTTCAACTGTATCGTTAACTTCTTCTTGCATAATAAAATTATATAAAATATTAAAAAATAGTGGATTACATATCTAAACCTACTCCACCTGTTACTATATCATTACCTGATGATTCAAACTTTTTAATCGGTTTACCCTCTTTTACTGCTTGTTGATTTTCTACTTGCCTGTCTACACGTTGATCTTTACGATCTTCTCTCATAGATTCTTGCTGACCTTTAACAGATCTTTCACCTGATTGAAGTCTAGAGTTAAACTCAAATTCTAGCTTCATTAACTCTTTTTTAACTTCAGCCTCTTGCTGCAAATACTCTACTTTAAAATTACTCTTAGCTTGCTCTAACTGCATTTGGTTTTGAGTTATAGCTTGATTTTTTTGAACTTCGGCTTGAGCTGCAGCTTGTTGAGCTTGTTGATTAGCTTGAGACTGTGCTTGTATGTTTTGTTGTTTTTCTTGCTGATCTCTGTCTTTCTTCTTTTTCTTTTTAACTTTTAAAAGTTGATTAGCAAGTTTTATGTTACGCACTTCTCTAATGTCTATAGCATCGTCAAGATCTATTAAACCTTGACCAAGAGCTACTTGAATATTATTTTCAAGCATTGCTTTTTCTTCTTCATCAGGCGTTAGCTCTATAAATATACCAAAGTCGTAAAGATGAAGCTCTTTCAGTTCCTCAAGCGTAGCGACGTTGTGGGCACCTACAGCTTTTATGAAAGCCTCTTTAGTAGGTGAATACTCTACAATATCAGATATTCTAAGTGATAAACACTCAGCAGCTTCAGCTGTTAAGTAAAGCATAGACTGTAGTATATGTCTAGTAGCAGTGTTACTGTTTGCTGCTGCTAGTTTTTGTACACCTACTAACGCGTTTTTATCTGGTAAACTACCATCTCTAGCTTCATTAAGCCCGGTCACATCGCGTATCATTTGCAAGTAGTAGTTATACGTAGTTATTAAAGTTTGTAACTTATTGCTACCACTACCATTTTGTATTTGCTGAATAGGTATTTTACCAGGATTCATGTCACCTTCAGAAGTAAATGATCTACCAATAACAGAACCTGTTTGGAAGAACATGTTTAAAGCTTCTTGTGGGTTGTAGTTTGTACCGTTACCTAAATCTATTTCAGCTAAACCATCAGCATCTAAGTATACACCATCAGGTACCATGCGATTCATAACTTGCTGAATCTTTAAATGTGTTAACTGTATAGTGTCTGCAAAACCAGTTATTCTACTAACAAGAGACTGTATTCTACCGTCGTACATCCTAGGTGCAACAATATTGTAATTCATTTTAATTTTGCCAAAGTCAGACTTAGACCTCATCATGTTTGAAGCCATCTCCCACTTTAACAACTTATCCGTACCTAAAACTAAAGCGCCTTCATACATTACCTCTACAACTCTATCTAGCCTAGCAAAATCACCATCCATCTCTTCAGGAGGATTAAACGTATCGTCTTTCTTTATAATCTTGTCAGCACCTGTACCAGTCTTTTTAATTTTATAAACGTCGTTAGCATTTGTTTTAAAGTTAAAGTATAAAACTGTAACCTCATTACTTCTTTGTCTTACCACTGAGTTTATATATGAAGGTGATTTTTTAAGTATATCAGAAATATCTCCTTCATTTAAGTTTGGAAACTCTTTCACTAGTTCGTTTATAGGCATTGTTTTAACTTCACCTACGTAGTATATATCTTCAAAGTACGGTGAGTTAGTGTAAGAGTAAACTAGATTAGCCGGATCTACATACTCTACTTTAGCGCCATCGCTATAATTAAAATTAGTCTTAGTTGCACCTATACCTATAGTAACTAAATCATATAAACATCTACGTTTAACTAAATCATAGTCACAGCCTTCCATTAATGTGTTTATAGCCTGCTCTTGCGCCAACTCAATTGCTTGTTTGTAGTCAAGCTGCATGTGTAGTTCTAACTCTTCTGTAGTCTCTGGTACTTTTTCTTTATCATTTTCATACGCATTAATACCAAACTCTTGCTGAACTAAATTATTGTAGTCTTTAGATTTAATATCTCTAAGCATAGACTCCATATACTCAGTTCTTTTGTTTACGCCATTAGGATCTTGAGAAAAAGCATTTATCTCATAATTTCTTTGAGACATGCCGTTAACTACAATATCTACAAATTTAGGTATTATAGGTACTGGCTTCCAGTCTAGATTTAAGTAGCTTAAGTCACCATTTATAGATAACTCGTTTTTATATTTTTCTATAGACTGCTCACCTCTAGCGTAAAGTCTTAAGTTGTGAAAGTTATTTACAGAGTTACCATACCTACTACGTTGACTATAACCTTCTTGGTAACGAGAGGTCTTACCGCCAAACCACTCTGACTGTATAGCTCTACCAACCTTAAGACCATACTCTTGTGTCATTTTTTCTAAATCACTAACCGCTTGAGAAGGAAAGTAATCAGAGCCACTCGCGTACGCCATAATTTATTGTTTTATTATTTTAGATGATATTCCTTTATTACTATATTTAGATATGCTAATACCTAATGGTTGTCTTTTAGTTTCTGGGTTTGGTCTATATAGATGTCTATTGCAAGCCATTATAGCTAAGCCGCTACTAATAGAAGCATCGTGCTTAGTTCTTTTATTTATATCAAACTTACTCCAGTCATTTAATGTTTCGTTGAAATACATAGTACCATATGTACCATCTTGAAGTAAACCTACATGATCGTTGATGTACATTTCAATAGCAGCAGCATGCGCTTGCTTTATATCTTCACTAGAGTTTGGCATACCACCAACTTCTTTTTCGGCAACTGATAGCTTGTTCCATATCTTATCAGGCCTGTTCATGCTAAAACCTCTGTAACCTCTACGTCTTAAATAGTATAGTAACCTAGGTTTATTGTTCTCTGCTAGTATTGGCATACCGTAAAATACTAAAGACATAAGCACATCTTCAAAAAATATTTCAGCAGTCTGCGGTCTAGCTATATATTCTAAAAAGAAAGTGTTAGCAGGAGCATCTTCCATACTAAACTTAGTCAGTCCGTGCAGCGCTCCTTTAGACCCTTTATTATCAACAGTGCCGCTAATGTCGTAACTATCGCACCCGAAAGCTCCAACGTGTTCATTGCCAGGATATTTAATTCCATTTTTTAATATTACGTTATTCTGCATCTTGCCGTTAGGCACCCAGCTAACTTTAAATCTACCGTTAGGATCTGGATTAAAAACTACTTGTGTATCTTTAACACCATTAACCCATTGAAAGTTACCTGTAGTTAATACAGATGAATTTCTATTTCCTTCATTGTAATCAACTTGCTCGTAGATTTTAACAAGATTAAATAAAGAGTTTTTCGTTTCATCTCTGAACGCGTGCTCTTCTGTTCTAGGAAATTGTCTGTAAAATTCATTAAGTGCATCTTGATCTTCTTTTAAACCTTCAACTTCGTTGTCCCAGTAATCAACAACACCTATATCTATTAATTCACCATGTGGCCCTCGAACATCATTACTTGGCGTATCAAAAACCGGAAGTCCGAACTCGTCAATAAATCCTTCATAGTTCCACTCCATTGGGATAAACAAAGAATATAAACCACTCTTTGTTTGGCCATTTCTATTTCTCTTTGCAACATTGGAGTCATTGTAAAGCTTTTTAAAATTATCACCACCTTTATCTAAAGCGTTTGATGTTGATCCCATCATGCACTTACCTACTATTCTACCACCTAACCTTAAACAAGTTTTAGTTACTCGCCAGTTGTTTTGTATATTATCAGGTCTTTCCCACTTACCACTTTCATCGTGTACTAGCAACGCTAGCTTCTCACCATCATAACTATTATCACCAGTGTTCTTCCAGTCAATAGTAGTATCTAATCCTTGCATGTCATCTTCAACTTCGTTCTCACGCATCTTACGACGCGTAAACTTTTTAGCTGGTATACGATAAGCAAGCTCAGACTTTGGGCGATCCATACCGTCTTGTATAGGCTTAAAGAAAAACGGATAGTTAATACTTATAGGTACTATCTTATCCGTAAACATTTTCTTTGCATCAGCTCCGCTTTTAGACAAATCTACTATCACTTGCTAACGTGGCTAAGTTAACGGTTTCAGCCGAACTCATAAACGAAAAACCAGATCGTCTATTCTTTAAATAACACATACCATAGCAGCGTCTGTCTGCTTTGCAGGCTTCCCAGAATATAAAAAACAACCTATTTGCTTCTCTAAAGTCTGGAGCACCTACATCTATTTTACTCCATTGCAAATACATATAGTAACTACCAGGTAGATATGTAGGTTTACCATGGTTTGTAAACCAAAAACCGTTATCTCTTCTATTAAACTCTTGATCTATATAGCTGTAGTACTTTTCTTTAAAATCTTTAGGATAGTCTTCCCAGTCAAACCTAGTTTTTATTTTAGAAAAAGCATCTGGTGTTTCAAACTTACACCACTTCTGTTCTGACTTTTTACTAGAGCATTTATACACATCTTTAGGGGGTTTAGGTAGAGCTATGTTTAAACCTTGTATCTGTATTATGTCACCTATTTGCCCAGACTTAGATATAACTACAACATCGCTTTGTTTGTCATAGCCATACTCCCACTTCTTACCTTTGTTAAGCCTGTTGATAGTAGTTAACTTTACTGGCTCTACTACTTTATATAATGATTGTTCGTACATTATTTACTTCTACCTTCTGCAAAACCTTGAAACTTAGGTTTAGCACCCTGTGGTTTATCTAAATCATTTAATATCCGCTGCTCGTCTTCAATACGAGTTAGTATTTCAAAAGCATCAAATATAGCTAACTTCTTTGTAGCTGCAGCATTTTTAAGTCTATCAGCAGATATATCATCATCAGAATCTACAATAGGCTCTTCAGCTACTTTAATAAGCTCTTCAACGGCTTTGCGCCCAGCTTGGATTATATTCTTCTTCGTCTCCTTTGTATTCATATTCAATTGTAATAAAATTATTCATAACCCTATATAGTCTTTCACCGTCTACAATAAACTCGTATTCACTACTAGGTCTAAAGCCTACTAACTGTGTAGGTAAAAAAGTACCATCAGAATATTTAACAACACCTATTAAAGGTCTTTCTTGCTCTAAGCTATATTCGTCTTTTGATTTTAAAGGTTTAACAAAAGTAAAGCCAGGCATAGCATTCCAGGTATTATCTCTGTAATACATGAACACTTGATCTTCAGAAACTAAATACTGATCTTCTTCTAAATAACCTCTAGCATTTTTTTCAATACCTTTAACATTGTGCCATCTTCTAAATACATTATGATGCACTAGTACTTTGTCTTGTTCTTGTAAATTATGAGGATTATAAATAGGAGAAGAGATAATAACGCCTTCTCGGTTAACATACTGATGATTAAATATTTCCGTGTTTAATATTAAATCTTTATCACCTACTCTAGTAGAGTTGTTGTATCTTTCACCGTTAGGCTTTATTACAAAGTTGTATACAGGCTTCATTAATAGTTGAGATCATACTCAACAGATATAGCCATGTTTTTATTAAAGTCTTTCCACGGTATAACTATATCTTGCTTTCTGATATAAATAGAGTACTTCTGTTCTTCCTCTAATATATCACATATCGTATGACCACCATAGACATCTTGACCAACAGCGTAATGCATTGCATCGTTCTTATAGTCTTTACCTATAGTAATCTTTCTAATTACGTGATTCTCCATCTTCTT